GAACTGAAGGCAACTCCTAAGTTGGCTGGTGCAGCTGCTGGATTTGTGGTTGAGAACGGCCTGTGTGCTGGTTACCCATACATCACTACCCACTACCTGAACACCAAGCTGAATGCAGGCGGTACTGCACTTGAGCCTACTGATGACAAGTTCATTGGCATTGGCTACTTCGAGTGGTTTGCAATGCAGCAGCATGGTCAGGTTAGACTTGTGGTAGATCCTCTGACACTCGCTGACAAAAATATCACACGCGTGATCTTGAACTCAGCATGGTCATTTACTGACCTGTCAATCTATATCAACGGTGGCGATCCTCAGTCTGATGGTGATGGTGGCTACACCTACCCAACTCAGGCATTCGCACTGTACAAGATTGCAGCTGACAGCAGCTCAGATCTCTAAATCTTGATGTAGCTTCTGGAAACTGTCATAGTTCCCCCAGTGGGTGAGGAGTCAGAGGTCACAGCCTGACCACCCACTGGTCTGAAGCTACCAACTGGATAGCAGCAATGAAACACCTGGATGAAATAATCTATGATGCAATCAAGGCAGATGACACACTCATGGAAGCCATAGGTGGAAGGGTTGTGTCAACCTGCTTTGAGATACCTCCTACCGAGGAGGACAATACCCCCGTTCCCAACATCATCATCACGGATGAGGGTTTTCAGAACCAGCAGACCACCAAGGACAATGTATGGGAGGCAATGGAGGACATGGTTCAGGTAGGTGTTGACATTGCAGCTGCCAGTCCTGGAGAGTTGAACAGTCTTGTCAGGATGGTGAGAAGGGCTGTCGAGAGCCATATCGAGACCATGTATATTGGCGGTGACAGCATCCCTGACCTCAATGCCCTGACATCTGATGGCATAGCCTGGGACTGGATGAAGCCATGTTATTTCACTAAGCTCACTTACCAGTGTACTGTGATCGCAGACAATGGTACTGAGGAAGAAATCTTAAATCAAGACATGCAATGATACTAAAAGGTCAGAACTTTCGTATATTAACTTTTGATTCAACCGCTAACAAGTACAAGGTAGTGGGAATGTCCTCAGGGTGCAGCGTTAGTCTAAACAGCAATACGGAAGACGCTAACAGTAAGGATGATGTGGCAATGGCTGCAAAGCCTGTTGTCATCTCCAAGAGCTGGAGCGTTTCTGTTGAGTCACTCAATGTTGCCGATGCTGGTGCAATGCTGACAGCCATCAAGAACCTCACTCCTTTCACCTTGTTATGGGATGAAACTGAGACTTCAGACAACCAGACTGCAAAGGGAGAAGGCTATGCACGGACAGGAACCGCATACCTCTCTGATGTGACATTCAACTGGAATGACAGGGAAAATGCCACCAAGAGCCTGCAGTTCACAGGCACATCTGCCCTGTCAACTGTTGCACAGGCACCTTCAACCGATGTAATAGAACTGGGTTCCTACACCAAGGGCCAGTATGTCCGTCTGTTCCTGAGCAACAACAACTCGACTGCTCCATCCAAGGTGATAGCAGCAGCCAAGCAGCTCTCACTCCATGTTGCAATGAGCATGGAAAGTGCTACAACGAAGGACACTACTGGTGACTGGGACATCCAGGAACCTACTGCTCTCAGTTATGACATCACCACCAACGCACTTGTGAAGTCAGGAGAGACCATCACATCATCTGTAAGTGCACAGGCACTCGCAGACATTGAGGCTATCTTCGAGGCTTCTGAGCCAGTGAAATGGCAGATTGCAAACGCCTCTGGTGCCAACCAGCGTACCAAGGGTGCAGTCATTGCAAGTGGAAGCGTGGTTGTATCTTCACTGACACTCAACGGTCCAAACCGTCAGAATGCAGACTATACTGCACAGTTGTCAGGATATGGTACCTACACCGTAGGTGCATGATTAACAGGCCCTGCCCACCTCTCTGCTCATTGGGTTTCTTCATAGTTCAGGAGGTGAGTAGGGCTTTTAATAAACAAGAACTATGATACAGAAGCGTAAGATAACAATCATGGGCAAGGATGTTGACATTGCGTACAACATGGCCACCCAGATAGCCTATGAGGAGATAACAGGCAAGGCATTTGACACTGAATCCCTCAACAAGGCAAGCAACATGATGGCATTGTACTATGCCTGCATTGTTGCCAACAATGAGAGCATAGACATCAGCTTTGACCAACTGCTTGCAGAAGCGGATGCACATGACATCAAGGTTCTTCGTGAGGCAGTCATAGAGTCCTTCACCGACTGGTGCAAGTCAATAGATGTTGACGGTAAGAAAAAGAAGGGAAAAGGCTCAAAAAACTGATTTCAGCCCACGAGGCATTCACCCTGCTCGTGGGTGAGGTAGGAATAGACAGGCATGAGTTCCTGTATGAGCTCAAGTTGTGGGAAATCAATTCCATTGTCGAAGGCTACCGAAGAAGGGCACATACGACATGGGAGGCTGCCAGATGGCAGACATTCTGCATTGTGTGTGCGATGGGTGCCAAGAGTTTCAACTCACCGCAGGACTTGCAGAAGTTCTCATGGGAGGAGGAACAGTATGAAGAACTGAGCGAGAATGAAGTGAAGGAACTCCAGGATGAGATTGATGAGATAAACAAGCAGCTGAATGAGGAAAATCACTGAAATCATTGTCCACTGTTCAGACACAGTGGAAGGCACAAACTGGACTGTGGATGATCTCCGCAAATGGCACAAGGACAGGGGATGGCTGGATATAGGCTACCACTATGTAGTATATCTCGATGGTTCAATCCACAAAGGGAGGCCTGATGAGGTTGTAGGGGCCCATTGCGTAGGGCATAATGCCCACTCAATAGGAGTGTGTTACATCGGAGGCAAGGAGGCTGGTACCTTCCGTGCCAAGGATACAAGGACACCAGCACAGAAGGAGGCACTTCTGAGGCTGCTCATTGACCTTGTATGCAAGTATCCTGATGCAAAGATTTACGGCCACAGGGACTTTGCAAACCGCAAGTGCCCATGCTTCGATGCAAGGAAGGAATATTCACAGTTATAGTTCATAGCACAACACTGCTACAATGCAATCTTTTTTCATAAGAATTACTACCAAACCGCTAAGTCTGTGAAGATATGGCGGTTTTTAATTTTTCAGCAACCTTGTCGAAGTCATCCCTGACTGTTTTGGCAAGCGTCTTTGCATATCTCCTTGTCTGCACCGTATTGGTATGGCCAACCATTACACTCACACTGTCCAGGCTGATTCCCTGGGAGAGCATCCATGTGGCGAATGTGTGCCTTGCCATGTGGCTGTGAAGTGGCACTGATATGCCTGCTGCCACACCTATCCCCTTCAGGTTCCTGTTGTAGTCCGAATTGTCAAGGTGTGGCAGCTTGTAGTCATACTTCTCCAGTACCTGGACTGCGGGAGGCAGCAGCCTGCTGATGTATGACACACCAGTCTTGATCCTCTCAGCCACAGTGGTCCACATACCGTCTTCAAGCCTGTAGTTCTTGATGTCGAAGGCCATGAGGTCAGTGTATGACAGTCCTGTGTACATCTGGAACACGAACAGGTCTCTTGCCTTTTCAAGCGTAGAGCCTGGATCCAGGTCAAGCTGCTGAATTCTCTGCATTTCATCTTCGGTAAGGTAGTCCACCGTCTCCTTGTCGCCTCTCTTGAACTCTCCTCTCAGCCTCTCATAGGGATTGGTGCCTATCACTCCCATCCTGCATGCACGGGATATGAGAGCCTTGAGGCACTTGTGGTAGTTATAGACTGCTGCATCAGAGATGGGCTTCCCATCCCACCCTTTCAGCGAGTGCAGCCAGGCATTCCACTTGTATAGGTTCTCTGTTGTCAGATCGTGCCAGTTGGTGAGCAGCTCATACTCCCTCAGACGAAGGAGAAGTGTCCTGTAGTGCTTCAAGGTTCCCTCCTTCAAGCCAAGCAATGGCAGCTGGTCCTCTATCCAGTTGAGCATACTATGGTCGCCCATGGAGGACCCCCATACTCTCTTCCTGATTGTAGGAATGTCTATTGGTGTGCCATTAGCAAGGCACTCGTTTATGGCTGCCATAGCCAGTTCCTTGATAATGCGGATGCGACTGTTGAGCACATCAGCATCTGCCCTGTCAACTACAGAGCCACCTGCAAATTCCTGCCGTAAAATTTTTACACCAGTCTGCACATAATATGGCTTCCTGTCAACTGTAACCCTTATCTCAACAGGGCCTTCCTCTCCTTTTTTTGCCCTGCTTCTGTGGTCAAAAACTACCGATGTTGTTATCATAGCTGTTCTATTATTCCGAATGTTTCCCCACTGACCGAAATGCTGGGGAAACAAATTATGCATAAATACACAAAAATACCCCGATTTACCCCATTTTCCACCATGCAAGCACAGACAAATCGAGGTGCAAATACATAAAAAAGAGTGGACTAAAAAGCAATGTATCAGCTATTTAACCCACTCATAAATCATTCATTATCAAGTGATCCGCTTGGGGCTATTCAGTATTTTACAAGCCTTTGGCAATCAAACTATTGATAATGTCAATCAAACGGAGTGGGGAAACAGAATTGATTATTTTATGTCAATCTGCTCTTCGCAAGGCAAGATTTTAAGGTCAAGCGCAACTTCATCATACCTGTTCGCAACGATCCTTACATAGCCTTTCCCCTTGTTCAGATGCTGCACGATCTTCTTCACTCTTCCCTTCTGACCTACTGGATTGAACATCGTGCCCCTGTCACGGGTCCTCAGATACTTACCTGCTGATGCAGGTTCCTCATCAAGCCACATGGAGAACTTCTCCAGCAGCTTGTCATTGTCATCGTAGAAACCTACAAGCACACTCATTCCGCTGATTCCATCAGACCTGTCATAGTTGAAGATTCCCTTATTGGAAACAAGTCTGAACTGATACTGTCCTGCCCAGAACACAATAGCGCCGTCATCAGGAACTAAAAAGATATATGTCTTAATATCTTCAGTAATCCCCAGCAACTCATCAGCTTCATTGGCTGTGATCTTCCATGTCTGTGCCTGGATGCCGATAGAGCATGCTATCAGGCATAACGATACTATTAACTTTCTCATATTGTTATAAATATTAAATAGATTCCACTAATTCCGTTTTTTGAGAGGTTAGTTCTTTCCTGAGCTCTGACAACTCGTTCAAAAGGATTGAGTTGGTCCTCTGGCTTTCCTCCAGTGATTTCTTCAACATATCGATAAGCTCCTTGTTTTGCTCCAGGAGCTTTGAAATGTTCTCGTCTGATGAGTTAGTCATCCCATTAGGTTTAGGGGCTTCCTGAGAGTTTTTCAACATCTCTCCATCACCTGTCAACAACCAATCCAGGTTGAACACTCCTGGGAAAGAATTGCTGAACTTAATCAAGAATTTTTCATTCAAATATTCAGGCCTCCCATTGTAAGCATATGAGATAGATGTCCTACCAGCTCCCATAATTTTAGCTAAATCAGTTTTTGAATTTATGCGGCCATTATGGTACAAATAATCATACGCATCCTGAAATCTTTTCATCAATTCCTTACTCATATTCTTAAAAAGTCTTAAAAGTTTCTTTATTTTAGTACAATATTCATTCTTTTGTACTATATTCGCATCAGAATTGATACGGAACTGTACTAATTATACTACCTATTAGTTCAAATATACTAAAGTTTTATAACAGACTGGGAACTGCGAATATATGTTATCCAGTTGAAATATGGGCAATTAAGATTGATATTTTATAAATTTTTAAGAGTATGAGGTTTTTTCAAGTTAAAGTGACCGACAAGTACAAGAGCGATCTTGAACGCAAGTACACATGTGTTTACAACTATGCTTCTCTTGCTGAAGCAATGAAAGCTATCCGCTTGTATGAGGATCCGAGTGCTGCTCCTGATGGGTACACCTATATTGACAACCTAAATAGGAAGGTTGTTCAGTACCATCTTTATTATGAAGAAAATGGCGGAGCAGTCATTGAACTTCGCCATGAATATTTCGGTATTCCAGAAGATTGCTCTGTTGAGCAAGTGATCTATACCGAATCAGTCTATCTACATGAAATTGTATTATAGGTTCTACCACAGACTCTCGCATAGGCCCTGAGAAGCCAGATAAGTCCGACCAAAGACCCAGTGCGCAGAAAGCAAGTAAATAGAGCAACTTGATGATAACCCTGAGAATGAGCGGTGGAGCGTTACCACCCTGCGCACCGAAAGAAGTAATAAAGATATGGACAAAATGCTTAGAGCACAGATAGCAGGTGAAGTCAGAAGGGTTCTGATGGAGGTTCTTGAGGGAAGTCAGGAGCAATGGGTGTCAGCCGATGAGCTGGGCAAGCACATCAGCTTCTGCACCAGGGACTGGCTGAAGAACTACGGCAGCACCCTGCCAAGAACAAGGGCAATGGTGACGACACCAGACGGTGTGACACATCAGAGTGCATACACCTATCCCCTGCACAAGATCCAGCGCATGTTGGCCAACAATGAAGTGAAATTTCTAAAATTATAAGGATATGAAAAAGGTTTCAAGAAAGACAATGGCATTGCGCATGCTGGCCATTACAGTAGTATTGACTGCAGCCTTCATAGGGCTCTGCAGTGAACCAGTAGGAATGGTGGACACACACTGGTGGATCGTGTTCTGGACATCCAAGACAATAGGTGCTGCATTTGCAACACTGGCGATCTACCTCTACAAGCATTGGGAAATTAAGTCTTATGAAATAAACTGATAGGATTATGGAATTTGAAGGTAAAATCATTGAAAAGTTAGAGACGAAGACTGGCACTAATCCAGTCACAGGCAACACTTGGAAATATACCAGATATGTTGCACAGAACACGCTCCCACAGACTACGACAATAGTATTCGATGTGTGGGATGGCAGGGATGGAAGGATTGAAAGACTAAACCTGCAGGTGGGCAAATGGTACAGACTGTTCCTTTCATTCGAGGCCAAGAAGAACAAGGAGGGCAAATGGTACAACTCCATCAGCGCATGGAGTGCCAGGGAAGTATCAATAATAGACGAGAACAAGAATGGAGAAGAACAGTAATATTGCCATCAACAAGAACGGCATCAGGATCCTGATGTGCTGTGCCAGCTGCAGCCATCACTCAGATGAAGCCACTGGTACACAGGGGCTGTTCCGTGCCTGCCACCTTGAAGAGAATTCGGGCATCACAAGAAGGAACACATCCGTATGCAAGTTGTACGATATGGACAGCAAGTATGTCAACCTGCACTACTCCGAGACCCTGGGAAAGGTCAAGAAAGGCTCATACTTCAAGATGGTGACTGCCATCAGGGAAGCGGAGAAAGAGAGCAAGGTGCCTCAGGACGAGGCCATGTCTTGTGAAGACATCAGGAAGAGATACTTGCTGGAGAATGACGAATCGGTTTATATGGAGATCTGACATGAACGAAGAGAATAATGACAACTACTTACAACTGCCAGCATGGGGGACAGGTACACCTTTGAAGAAGCCTGAGACTCCTGATTTCCTCAAGGATGATGACTGGTTTAACACGGACATATCAGCAGACTTCCTTGACTTTACGGAACCATACAAGCCACCTCGCTGGACAATGAAGCGTGGAAACATACAATTTGCCAATGTAGGAGAGCTGCATCTCATAAGCGGGAAAGCAGGCCATGGGAAGACAAATCTCATGTCACAGTTCATTGCAGCCATACTTGCTGGCAAGGCTGGTGGCACTGAATATACGAAACCTGAGACAGTAATCAGCCCTGTAGTACTGTACATTGACACAGAGCAGGGCAAGGATGATACCATCGCATTGAAGAACCGTATATGCACAATGGCAGACATGGACTATTCAAAGAAATATGACAGCTTCCATATTCTTCGATTGCGTGACACAGAGAAGGCAAGTGATAGGTGGAAAAAGATACTTAAAGCCATTTGGATGGTCAGGCCTACTGATATATTCCTGGATGGTATGCTGGACATCGTCAATGATTATAATGACCAGAAGGAGTGCCAGCCAGTCATCTATAAGTGCATGAAGATCTCCACCCACTACGATGCTTCTCTATGGATGGTGCTCCATGAGAACCCTATGGTGGACAAACTTGTAGGAACTCTTGGAAGTATCACCCAGCGTAAGGTGTCCGAGATATTCTCTGTCAAGAAGCACAAGCAGTCTGAAGAGAGCAAGAATGTTCCTGGCTTCCCTGAGATATACTTCGAGGTAAAGCAGCTCAAGGCAAGAGGCATTGATTTGCCTAACTGGTACTTTGAGGTAGTGTCGAATGTGAATGGATGGGGAATGCCTGTTGAGATTGATGAGAAGGGAATTGTCTCAAAGCCTGAAGACCTGAAGCAGCAGCAAGAAAAGGCTTCTACCGATGACTATCTGAAACTGGTGAAGTGGACAACAAACGGTGTTTCATATACTGATATAGAAAAATTCCTCAGATCTAAAGGAATTACCAGCAACAGGAAAATTCAAAGCATATTCAATGTGGGACTTGAGGAAGGTATCATATATAAGAACAGCAAGGGCAAATACTTCTACAACGGACTGGGGAAGCAAATACCTAATGATGTTTCAAATGACATTCCATTTGAACAGCAAGATGAAAATGACGAACCCCCATATTAGAGATGTAGTCGCAGAGCCCTGTACCCCCACCCCCCAGTATATATATAAATATATATACAGGGGGTGGGAGGGTACCAAGCTCAAGGGCGAGCGAACCAGCAATTTTGCAAAAGAAAAAAGAAGCAAAAAAGAAAATTACCACTTATAGGCTATGCAGATAGATGAGTTTGACATACGGAGGATAAAGGATGCAGCAGGCATACTGGATGTGATGAGGGATTTCATCCCCAATATCCGCAAGGCTGGAGCAGACTATGAGTGCCTCTGCCCGTTTCACAAGGACAGGCATCTTGGTTCCTTCAAGATCTCACCGAGGAGGAATACATACAGGTGCTTCTCATGTGGCAAGCACGGAGGACCAGTTGACTTCCTCATGGACTATGGCAACATGACCTTTCAGGATGCGATATGCTACTTGGGTGCCAAGTATGGCATGCCCATAGAAGGCAGCGAGACATACCACCCATTGCCAGCCAAGCCACACACACCTCCACCACCACTGCCCATGCTGGTGCTGCCTACTGAGTATGTGAAGATCAGGCAGGACATCAGCGAGGACACCCTCTGCAAGTGGATAAGGAACCTGCCATGGGACAAGCTGCAGAAGGAGCGTGTGGAGAAGACACTCAAGAACTACCTGGTAGGACACAGCAAGGATGGGCACACCATCTTCTGGCAGATGGATGAGAAGGGCCAGCTCAGGACTGGCAAAATGATGCTCTACAAGCCAGACGGTCATCGAGACAGGGAGAGCAAGGGCAACTTCTCATGGATCCACACAAGACTGGAGAAGGTGGGCCAGTATGATCCTGACAAGTATGAGATGAAGACAACCTTCTTCGGCATGCACCTCATTGACTTCTTCCCAGATGCCACCATCAACATAGTAGAGTCCGAAAAGACTGCTCTGCTCTGCAGCATATACTTCGGCAATCCTCAGAGCAACCTATGGCTGGCATGCGGTGGGCTGTCAATGCTGACGAAGGAAAGGCTGATGCCACTCATGGAGAGAGGAAGGAAGGTGTCACTGTTCCCTGACCATGACAGCATAGAGAAGTGGACCAAGCAGGGCGAGAGTATTGACTATGAAGGATTGGAAATACAGAAAACATTTATTGAGAAGAACTGGAGGAAAGAGGACGGTGACAAGGCAGACATTGCCGACATACTGGTAAGACTCCTCTGCGACTCAAGGGCTGGCAAGGTACAGAAGGCGAATGAGGTGATCAGTGCTTTCAGGACTGCAAACCCATTCTTCGGCAAGCTGGTGGACAGACTACAATTAGAACCGATAATACAAGCATGATGGAACAGGAAAGCAATAGCTATGAAGTAGTGGCAACCAAGGTAAGGAAGGAAGCCAAGGACAGACTGGAGGCACTCTGCAAGTCGAGGGGCATGACCAAGTATGACCTGCTGCAGATGATGTGCGACACACTGATAAGGTACATGGATGACCACCACAATCTCACCCCAGAGATGGAGAAGGCGATGAGCATCTTCGAGCATCTGCAGGGATGGGGAGGAGCGTTCAACCTTGCTGACTCTACGGCCAAGCCTGAGATAATGGAGGCAACATACTACCTGCGTGACACAGACAAGCATGGAGTGCGTGGTGTCCATGTGGAGAGACCATGGATGCAGAACTCTGAATGGGTGCAGACATACAACATACAGGAGATACTGGAGCAGACCATCAACCTGCTGATGCCTGAGAGGTACAGGAGACTCAGGCTCCTTGCAGTGGACAATGACTGCAGCAGCATACTGCAGCTCATAGACATGCTCATTGACGAGCACAGCAAGGATGCTGACATATCCTCCATCCGTCAGGGCTTCGAGGATGCCAACAGGTCTGAGTATGGAAGGAGGCCAGCTGATGAGCCATACAGGCGCAAGCACTACAAGAGCGTGAATGATGACAGGCTGACCAACCCACAGCCAAGTCTGTTCGAGGAGGATACAGACATCAATGATGATATATATGGACTAAATGTTTAACCAATTAAAGTTATTATTATGGAAGAGTTTAAGTACTGGATTTTAGTAATCATGTGTGGAACCTTCTTGTTATTTGGAGGCGTTGGAGGCTGCATGTACATCCAACCAAGGTACAATGTATGGAAGCAGGAAATGGATGGTAAGGCAGAGTTTGCTAAAGCAGAGCAGAACAGAAAGATTAAGATTGAGGAAGCGAAAGCCAATCTGGAAGCAGAAAAACTGAATGCACAGGCAGAGATTGAGAGAGCAAAGGGTGCAGCAGAAGCCATCCGCATTGAGAATGGCAGCATCACACCCACTTACATTCAATACCTGTGGGTAAGACAGCAGAACCTCAATACTAACAACAAGATCATCTACATACCAACTGAGGCAGGGCTTCCTGTTCTTGAAGCTGGTAGAGGTTCTAATGAATGATTAAATTGTTTCCTGGTTAGCTCAACAGGAGAGAGCAGACTGCTGCAAACAGTTCTACATTATGGCAGTGAATGAAGCAAGTTCGAGCCTTGCACCAGGAACAAACAATGAAGGTTCTACCACAAGCAACCAGATAAGTAAGGCTCTCGCAAAGGCCCTGAGTGGATTAGCGGTGAAAGCAAGTAGAACAGAGCAACTTGATGATAACACTAAGGATGAGCGTGGGTGCGATACCCACCACCGCTACAAGTAAATGAAAGAAGACATGAGCAGAAACAAAGACTACCAAAGACTGTTGAACACCAAGAAGTGGAAGGAACTGAGAGCATGGAAGCTCCAGCATAACCCACTGTGTGAGATGTGCCAGGCAGAAGGATATGTGAGAGCAGCTGTGGATGTACACCACATCATACCAGTGGAGAGTGCACACACACTGCAGGAGATGGAGCAACTCTGCTACGATCCAAGCAACCTGATGGCACTGTGCATACCATGCCATGTGAAGGTACACAAGGAGATGGGGAAGAGCACAAGGCAGAACCACAAGGACAGAAGCAGCCAGTCACTGGCCAGATGGGCAGCAAGGCATGGTGCCAAGGCCGAGGGTGAGGAGGCCGAGGCCAACCCTCCCCCACCCATTTTTTTTGAGGGGTGAGATCTTCCGAAAT